CATATTCGCCTTCCGGAGTCTGCACTTCAAGAACAGAACCAATTTCCAAGGATTCACCAGGGAAACGTACAACAGTGCCGTCCACCAATGTGGATTCGGCAAAAGCTACAGCCGGAACTTCTTCTTCCTGTACGGAAAAGCCCAACAGCTTCTTGATTTCTTTGAGTTTGGATAAAGCGTCCATTTCTGATAATGTATTTAAGCTTAGATTGTCGCACTTTGCAAGGATGGAGCGCATGGCCTCCAGAGTCTCTTCAGCCGGATCGGCAGGCTTATCGGTGAAATAGCCTTCTACAGAGAATCCTCTGAACTTGCCATCCTTGATATCCTGCCATACCTGGTCATCCTCTACATAGTAAGAGAGAAACCATGAGCCTTCCGGAGCATCGCTCCATGAGTCTGGTGGATTGATGCCGCGCTGCTTGTCAATTATGAAGGATTCCATCAGGTACATCCCTCCTACCGGCTTGGCGTGTTCTGCATTCACAGCATTATACTTCTGCTGTGTAGCCCATAGCTTTACTGCCTTGCGGATGGTATCTGCTGAGAACTTGACATAGTACAGACTGCCATCATCAGCCCTCCGCATAATTGGCTTTTCCGCAATCATGGCAGGCCCTGTGATAATCCTGCGCTCTTCCGATTCGATAGCGAATGCCATGCGCTCCTTCTCAATCTGATTCATCTTGCTTTCAGCCCACCGGAGCATCTCTTCTCCTCCCCACAGCAGATAGGAGATAGTGCCACAGGCTTCATCGTCATCTGGATTATAATACTCCTGCGCCCTGGACAAATAGCTGTAGGTTCTCTTGATTGTGTCTTCGCTAAGTGCCTCACCAGATGCTATCTGTTGCGCCCGATTCTTCCCCACCAATGTCGCACACTTGTTCCCGATGGCTTCATTCAGCCTGATGCCGCGCTCTGCATTGTCCTTGGCTGCCTCTGGATAGTCAGAGTAGCTTTCAAAGTTCCTCTTCTCCCAATATGAATAGCAGATGGCCGCTGCCTGCTCTTGGTCTTTGCCTTCTTCTAACAGTGCCGGAATGCATCGGCCAATGAATTCTGATTCTTCCTCACCTGGTCGCGGCTCTACGAATTCTTCCTTTGAAAAGAAATGAAAGTCTTCTTCTATTGCCGGAGACTGCACCAGGCTAACTTGAGTGAGCCCATCGCCGTCTTCTATCTCAAGATAATATATTGGCTCTGCCATCATTACTAATGTATCACTTGGCTTTTTGTTCCTTTATCATGGTTTCGAAGGAGATGGCAATCTTCTGCCCCATGGCCCTTCCGAGATACTCGCTGAATTCATTGAATGTATCGTCATTGATAATCTTGCTGAAAAACTTGTTACCATCAAATCCTTTGCTGTGAATCTTACGGGCAATGGCCTGAGCAAGTGAGCTTGTCACCTCTGTTGTTGTCATGTCCTTGTAATTCTCAGGGTCTTTAGGCTTAATGGCTCTAATTGCAATCCAATCTTCCAGGGCTAATTTTAAGGCACCGTCGCCTTTTTTCTTCGTACGCCTTCGCCCACCGTCTACCCATTCGTAGTGTTCTGCGGCCTGGATTCTTCCGATGACAATGTCTGCCCTTTTCACAGAAGGCACAGCAGCCAATGATTGATATAGACTCTTGCTTGCCCTACCAGATGTCGGATTGCCTGGCATCTTGGAATTGAGAAGGCTTTTCTCAAGTCTCTTGGTGGTGTATTTAGCCCACCCATCCACCAGGTCTGATAGAAGATCTCCTGTGAATGTCGGTTGCTCTATCTCAGCCTTGCCCATGCGGCTGAGTGCCTGCCGCTGTAGGGCTGTCAGTTTGCCATTCATATAACGCTCACTCCTCTATTCTGCCTGACTCTACGCTGAGTATTGGTGATGTCACCCTCGGTCACATACACACGATTATCGAATTGCCCTGCGAATTGTGTACCTCCACCCAATGAACTTGCCGCGCTCTGTAGCTGTGGGACTCCACGCCCTGGTGATGGAGCAGGAACATTGCCGCTGCCTGCCGGATTGCCGCTTTTGACAATGCGGATGGCCCTTGCTGAATTGGTAAGGATCACAGCGGATATGGCTGCGAACTTGGCCAGACCTGAAAGACCACCGGTCACCTGGTTGTCTATTGATTTGGTCGACTGAGAATTCTCCAGAGCAGCCATTAATGCTTTACCGGTATCGTATGCGATTTGCGCCAATGCGATGGCCTTACCTGCCTTGGAATTCTGACCGGCAATGTCCGCTATGGCATTCAGAGACGCAATGACATTCTGTTCGAGAGTCTTCTTGAAATCGGCCTGTCCCTGTAGCATCTTGCGCTCATTGGCCGATCTGGTTTCCGCTGCCATCTGTCTGCCCTTTTCAAATTGGTCAATGACATCCTGCCTGCGCTTTTCTTCTTCAAGACGCTCTTTCTCTAATTGTTTGTCGGCATCATCAATCATCTTTTGCTGCCTTGCTTTTTCATCCGCAGCTGCCTTCTCATCTTCAAGTTTTTTCTTGGCCGCATCGGCCGCATTCTTCACGCGCTTATCCTCCTCCTCTTTTAATCTCTGCGTTTCATCCTGTGCAGCCTTGACTCTGTCATCCGCTGCCTGCTTGTCAATCTGTTTAATGGCCAATTTATGACCGGCCAGAGTATTCTGCATGGAGACAAGTTCCTTATCCATCTCCTTCTGATTCTCCGCAGCTTCCCTCTTTGTCTGCTCTGGATCAAATACAAGGTTAGCAGCTGCCTCTTTCAGTCCTTCGAAAGTCTTTCCGAGTCCGGTTTTGTATCCGAGTTTTGAAGCAATAGCATCAATTGTATCAAGGAGTAGCTTGGTAGGAGCCGTGATAAAGTTCAGAATGCCGACGAGAATATCTTTATTCCGCTGTGCTGCTGCAATCTGCGATGTGGCCTGTGCCTTCGATGTGGCGATGACTGCCTTCTGATTGTCAATGGCCGTCTGGAGTGCTGCTATCTTCAGATTGAGAATATCGCGCTCAGATTTACCCTGCAGCTTCAAAATATTATCCTGTGCATCCAATGCTTCCACATTGTCTTGCGATGCCTTCAGCCTTGCCTCCTGACTCTTGAGCAAATCCTTGTCCTTCTTCGCTACGCCATCAATGGAGATGTCAAGATTTTTAAATACAGCCACAAGAGCAGTGACACCGGCAATGATGATTCCAATACCAAGTGCTGTGCCTATGGCCCTGGCTGCTCCAGCTGCTGTGGTGAAGGCCGGTACTACCTTTGAATAGATAGTCTTGGGAATATCGCCCAATTGGAATTTTAAGTCCTTGAGACCTGCGATGCCTTGAGAAAATGCCATTGCTCCATGCACTCTCGCCATCTGTTTCTCAAGGTCTTCCGATTCACTTCCGAGAAGTGCTGCTGCTCCTTGCGCTGCTGCGAAGCCATTGGCCATGGTGGAAGTGATATTGGCAATCTGTTGGAATCGGTCTGGATGCAATCCGGCAATGGTCGCATTGACATCGTCCATACGGTCTTTCAGCTCTGCCACACGTCTGGCTGCTGCCATGGTGCGCTGATCGGTTTCACCGAATGCAGCCGCCAATCGCAGTGCCTCTTCCTTTGCTTCCCTGAGCTGTGCCTTGAATGATTTAACGCTCTGGTCTCCGGCCACCGAGGCTTGGACCTCTACGGGCTGTACTATCTTCTTTGCCATTATACTTCTTGAATTAACACGATATCCCAATTCGTTCCGCTCCATTCGATGGTGGGACGATACTTGTCACCTGTGGATGGTGGATCGAATTGGTTTTTGTAAATGTCATCTAACCCCTGGACTACATCGAATATGGGTTTGTAATTGCTGCTGTTGCCTCCTCCAATATCGAAATAGCTGAAATTCTTGGCAGGCTTGTCAAATCCATTCCTAAGATCAGGCCATCTGTTGTTGAATTCGTCCTTTACATCGTATCCGCTGCCGGTCCTTCCGGTCTGTGGAGTGAATTGATTGCCTGTCTTGAGCTTCAGAAACTCGCATTCAACCACATCAGCACCGCCAATAGGATAGTCTGTGATTTTATTGAGTCTGAAATACTGCCCATCAAAGAAGTATAGGTCACGAAATGACCATTTATACCAATTGGCCGGAGTTACATAAGCCTTTACCTTGACAAGCTTGCTGTTCCGATCGGTGATCTCATTGATATACTTGCGCCAATTGCGGTTATAGAGGTTATTATTCGTGTATGTGATGCCACCTGGAAGATTGATGTATTGCGGCATTCCATAGCATAGATCTTTAGTCGGAGCGAATGGGTTGTCAAGATGGCCAATGTGGGGATAGCCATTCTCAATTAGCTCCGGATTGATAGAACCACCATTGGTATCCACCCAATCGGCCAATATCCACTTGAATGATGTAATCTTTCCTGACCAATATAGGATGCGAGGTTCTCCATTGGCCTTGTCATAGGCTTCCATGGATGCAATTGCTACTTGTCCTCCTGCATGGATATACGGAGTAGATGCGAATCCGGTTTCAATCTTGCGCTCATTGCTGAGAAATTCATTGTCTACAATGATTCTGGCTTCACCATAAACCTTGCCTGTGGCCTTGGTGTAATCTTCAGAATCAATGTCCTTTCCTGCCTTATAGGTAAAGACATACGGATTGCCTTCAAGTTCTCCCATCGGCACAATGTCAATGGCCTGCGACCGGTCAATGATAGAAGTGATGTCATGGACAACACTGTCTCTGTAGAATTGCTCACGCGGCTGAATGAATAACTCATTGGCCTTGTCTGTGGCCTCAAGATACAGATTGTCAAGTCTCACCAGGTCTGCAATGAATTGGTCTTGCTTCTGCTCACTGCTGCCATAGAGGCTATTGAAGTCCAGAGTATAGTTTGGACCAAACCCCATTTGTAAGGCATCTAATCTCAGATAGCTTCCGGTCTGGAGGCTGACGGTCCATCCGGTTGTCAGCCTGGTAAGCCTCATGCCAAATGCTGTGTATTCATTATGATACACACCTTCTAATTCAACCGTAATCTTTTCGGCTGCTCCTCCCGATCCTACCATGATGTAGGAAGTAAAATCAATTACTCCTCCAAGCGATGGCTGATTGGTAAGGATGGCATTTATCTTACCTCTCCGCTTGCCACCTAACTTCACTTCAAATGAAACCAGCAATTCAGGATATGTTACCGAACTCAATCCGGTAACTTCGAAATGCAGTTTCAATTCAGCTGAATAAGCGATGCCAGAATAAGGCAAGGTATATTGACCATTAGCTGTATTGTAGTTTGACCCATTATCATAGAATCCACTGCTGCTGTCATCGTTCCACACGATTGTGCTTCCGACAGATAATGCAGTAATGCTGCTCCTTCTTGCCTTTATGTTCAGATCATCCAGGAAGGACTGAGATAGCTCCGGATACTTGCTGAATGGGATGACGCGGGATTTGAATTCATCGGAATTGAAGAATGAATCTGATGTATAGGTATATCCGGCATCGGTAAATATCCGGTCAACAATGGTCTTGGCGAATACACATGGCGTAAGATCTCCAATCCCCCATATGTTCAATGGCTTGTCTTCCCTGCCTCTATCGGCCATGCCGTATACATAGCCATCTTGCCAGGTATTGTTCCATGAATTCTTGACGATGGTCTTGGATGGAATGTGATTGAGACCGGATAGGTCAATCTCGCTCATTCTCTTGTTGCGAATCTTGGCGAAGAAATCCGCTGCCACCCCATGCACACTTACCTCATACTCTATCTCTCCCTTCCGGATGATGGAGATATTGAGCAATCGCACAAATCCGCGAATCTGCTCCACTTCATCCACTGTGATTCGCGCTGCTGCCTTCTTGTTCGGATTGAAGTCAGGAGCGAATTGAGTGCCGCTGTTCAGCTGCTCTTGGTTGATATCGAAGATATGGCCAAAGATCTTGTTGTTGTTGGATGTGCCTGGTATCCGGAAGGTCTTGCTCCAATCAGATGACCTTTTCTCCGGCTCTCTGATATCGGCAATCTCTCTGGTAATGAGCAAATCTTCATTCGCCATTAGGTCAATCTGGCGATTCTCAATGAACAGCTGCATCATAGCCTCTGCCTCCGGTCTTGCAATGCTCTCTGGATGGTAACCGAATATTGCACCAGGCCATCGCGGTTATACTTCCGTTCAAATTCAGCCCCAATGACAGTCACTTTCTCCAATGCAGAGAATGCGCCCATGTATACCATCGGAGAAAATTGCAGCTGCTCTATGAATTCCGCTTCGATGTCGGTCAGGAAATCAGTGTTCAGCACCCATTGCTCTGTGAGCTTGGTGTTGTAATTGGTAACTCCGCCCCTGCGATTGGAATATGCATAGCTGCCTGTGCTGTATTGGAAAGAGTCCTGCTCATAGGTCTTCTTCTCAGCATTCAGAGTCCGGATGGTTCGCTTCCGGAAGGTGTAGCTGTCATAGCCTCCTAAGGTGTTGAGAAAGTGAAGTGTGACCGGATCGTATTTGGAACATTCCTCAGCCAGGTTGAATCGCATAGTCTCGCTTGCCTTACCTGAGTATCCAGATGGATAGCATTGTAAAGTATAGTATGCAGCCACACTGCTGCCAAGAGTGAATCCAATGTTATCGAATTCGCAGTCTATCGCCAATAGCCTGGAGCGATAGTCCGAATAGGTGTGAGTCTTCAGCTCCGTATCAATCAGAGTGCCTGCTGCTGTGTATGCCTTGAATTCAAATACCTTATTGGCTGTATCTGTGCCGAATAGAGCAGTCACCGAATGCTGCTCATCTGCCTGGACCGTCCTTGGCCGGATGTCGGTGAGAAACTTCGCTCCTGCTGTGCCTCCGGATGCTGTCAAATAGTCGGCCACATTGAAGCTATTCCATTCGGAGATGGGAAGGCAGGCATCCCATGAATACTTGGAGCTTGTATTGACTACTCCTGTAGATTCGCTGATGACTCCGCTTCCTGACTCGTATCCAAATTTGCCTCTCCATTCCACTATCCTCGGCTGCTTCGCGATGGCTGCTCCGGATGGAGGCTCAAAGTCATTTCCCACATAGGATGCAATGATTTCAGTGATATTGAATACTGCCTCATTCTGGCTGCTGCCATAGCGGATTGGGGCTTTAAGTTTAGCCTGGATTGTGCCGTCTACTTCCACTTCGCATAGATAGCGGAAATTGGCAGCTCCGGTGATGGCTGTGTTGGATTCGCGAACCACGAAGGACAGCGGATTGAAGGCAGCCGAATACTCAGATGGCTGCTGCTCTAATGTGTAGGCCATTTCTAATAATGTATGATCGGGCTAATTGTTCCCAATAAAAAAGGCCACCCTGTTATGGATGGCCTTCTCCCCTTTGTTTCATGCGGCACAACTACTTACCGCTCCGGAGATCTCCTCCGGCAGCATTCGGGGATTCTTATGCTCCCTCCTCTGGAGCGAGTATCTCAATGTGGGCAGGACATCCTTTACGCCATGCGCCCAATCGGCCCATGTGTGCGAAGTATTTCCTGCCTTCCGTCCAATGGCGGTCAAATGGTGTGGTTCTCTCGCTGTGGCTGTACCTTGCGACAGTCCATTCTTCCGGATGGTCTCCGTCCCAAAAAGCTACCAGGTCACCTATATCGAATCCGTCCTTGATGTAAGTTCCAGGCATGGCGCGAATCTCTTCAATCCTCATGTAAATCCAATCCTGCCTTGTACACTTCAGACTCCCTTAACCATTCCATAGCCTCATGCGCTGTCACCATCTGAATGAGGATGCCATCCAGATTGAGAGAGTCATTATCAATCTCCTTCATTGCCTCCGGCTCATATCCAAATTCATCAATGATACCATCCCATGATTGTGCCTCTGAGATATTGTGATTGCGGATGTGAATGAAATAGTTGGGATCAGTGTGTTCGCTCATGTGAAGGTAGGCATACGGATGGACGGAATGCAAGTCCTTCTGGCTTCCGATGATGATGAAGTGAATGTCCTTACTCATTGTTCAATCTTTATCATTCCCCACAGGATGGATATCTTCTTCTTAGCTGTGTGAGGCTTTTCAGTCTGAGGCTTGTCAGTGTTAGGCTTGTCATCTGAAATCAATGGCCTTATCTTCTTCTCTTCCTGCATTCTCCGGAGCTTGTTGTTCATCCGAAGAATCCGGATTGCATCCTTGCGCGGATCATTGCTCATCACCTTGTAAATACCATAGCCGGTTGCAGGAATTGCGACTCCTGTCTCAATCCATCCTTTAATGTTATGTTGAAGATTGGCTTCCCTCAGTGTTTTTGACAACACAATTGATAGGCCATTATACATCGTGATGATCTCTTCATATTTGCGAATTGAAGTCTTATTGGTCCTCATCACTTGATTGCTATAATGTCTGATCCCTGAGTAAATGTTGCACCATCTAACACTTCGCCATCCTCAGAGACAGCCTGAGAATTGAACTGCTGCATCTTGTACACTGCCTTGGCCTTTTCTTCAATAGCTGAAAGATTGGCCTTGGCCTCCGTCCATGCCTTAACTCCTTTGAAATCCCATCGGCCTGGTGCTGCCTTCTTCTCTACAGTATGGCCAAAATAGGAGAATGATTTCTCAGCCCATTTGTCAGCCTCCTGGATTGCTGATGCCTTGACGATTTCTTTCAGGCCGTCAATGTGTCGGCTGAGTCTGGTGAGAGTGATGTAGAATGCCAATGCATCCATGTTGCCTTCCGTGTGGAACGTGTGCAGCTCATCGATTGCGTTGTGAATCGGAATGCCGCTTGCGAATTCTTCAATCTGGTTGTTCATATTGGTTTATAGGTTATTGGTTTCAAATATAAAGTGAAAGCCTACGCAGATGCGTAAGCTTTCACAGCAATCACTAAAGCCATTGGCTCAGGGATTGACAATTCTTCCTGAAGGAAAGAAGACATGGCGCGAATCACCACACCTTTAGGCTCATGCTTGTGTTCAAGAACAAGCAATGTGAGCATCATTTCAAGAGTCGATGCTTTTGACTCGGCAGCTTTGCTGCTTGTGGCGGAGGTCACGAGCGTTTCCATGATTCAAAGGTACTGCTATCGTGAAATTTGTCAATACCTTTCCACACCAATCACATCGGATTCTTACCGAATCACACCGTATTTTTACCGAGTGATAAGAACCTCGGAGAATATCAATACGCGACGAAGATTCACATTGTGTAGACTGCCATGATTGGAGCAATACTCTGCATTCGGTCTGCCATCCAATTCCCCTGCCATAGCCTGATATAGTCGCTCCTTCCATTCCCTGGTCGTTCGCGCATGGTACACACCGGCTGATGGATGGTCCTTATATGGACCGAACTCGGAAGCAATGACCGGTATTGAATATGCTCCAGCTTCCTTAATCTTCAGATCGCTCTTGCAATTGTTGAACCCATTGCTGATGATTGGCGCGATTGCCACATCTATCTCGCTGTATCGGATTCCGTATTGCGATGGATGCACACCAGGCTTGAGCTTCATCCAATCAGGATGCCCAACCGGTGCTAACTCATATCCGATGGCGGTCCATTCCTTGTCGGATGGATCGTAGCCGCAAAGATGAAATTCACTGCCTGTCTCTTCGCAGAATTCCCTGACTGCCTGTGCCACAATCATCAGATCGTATCGGTGTGACCGGCTTCCAATGTAGCCTACTCGGTAGGTAGGCGATGGCTTACGATCTACATTCCATTGTAGGTCTGTCAGATTCAATGCATTCGGCACAACATAGGTGTTGCGATTAATCTTCAGCACTTCCTTCGCCAATCTGTCATTCTCGCAGATCACAGCATCGGCATGAAATAATGCCTTCTGAATCTTGGTAGAAAGCTGCCTTGCTTCCCATTCATGGTATGCAGGATTGTAGCGATTCAGCCGCCAATGGTCATCCATGTCCACGATGAATGGAATGCCAAGCTCATTGAGTATGCGGATCACCTGATCCTGTGGTTCGGCCAAAGTGCCATTCCAGATAACCAGGTCATATTTTGCCAAGTCAGGCAATGGCCGGTATTGGCCTTTCTCATCACGCGGAGTCCAGACATCCACATCTGCAAATCCGCGCAGCATCAGGTCGTGCAATGGTGTGTAGATCCGATGGTAAGAAACACCGGTCAGGCCATTCATTATTCCAAGTATCCTCAATTGTGTTTGAATTTATAGTCAATCACTCCCTCATCTACTATCTCTGCCTCCAATTCACCGATGACGCGAAGGTATGGATGGAACTTCCGACAGTATTCTTCTGCCTTCGGGAAGGATAGGGCCTCAATCCTTGGGCCTGCATAGGTCTTGAGATCGCCATCGAATAAGTCCTTCGCAAGAAATTCGGTAAGGTATATGTTCATAGTAGTTTGGATTTATAATGCTCAGTTATGATTGCCATCATATGCTCATAGTATTGGCTGAAGGATGCGAATGATTGATCATTCTGCTCCCAATTGCGATAGAGGACAGCTCGCAGTCTTTGGCCTGGTGATTTGCCGGTCAGCTCTTGGTCTGCCTTCAGCTCTTCTAACATCTGCTGCTCCTCTTCATGGAAATGCTCCGGCTTGATTGCAAGATAGCAGAGCTGCTGATTCATGGTCAGGAGTGACGCTGCCTTGTCCGGAGACATTTCCTGAGTGCCAAAGGATACCTTCCAGGTTCTGTCCTTGCGTGTGACTATGCTTTCAATTATGGCCGGCAGTATGATCATCTATTAGCCAATTAAGGTATACTTGGGCCTTGCATTGCCGCTCGGTGCTGCATCCGATCAGCAGCAGGGTAAGTAGTAGTGTTATTGTTCTCATGGTGCTGTGTTGCAATACATAGGTAATGTTAGCGACGAGTTAGTGGCAAGTGCTACATCACCACTTCTTCACGACATTTTGTTCCATCAAAATAGCATAAGTTTTTTTGTGCTTCTTCTAATGTAGAAAAACTATCTGTTGTTGAAACATCATTATTCACCCAAGCATCTACCCACCACCAAAAAAACAAGAAGTGTCTTTGTTGTATTGTAAATTCTATTCTACCATCGGGCATTGTTCTTTCAATTATTCTTACTTTTTTCATTTGTCTTTAATTTACCGCACCAGCCACTAACAGCGGTTTAGTGCTATTATTTTGCCTATTAATTTTATCTAAGACTTGAAGTATCTGCAAGGCAAAATAACAGACACCAAGCCGCAAAACGTTAGCGGCAACGGTAGAAACGCTCTACCCTCAAGCGGTGGTTCATCCTTCCCCACCTTCCATCTCTGCTAGCCAGGTCTCATACACATGAGCTTTTCCGAGGTCTTCCATCGGACTCATGGTCTTCTTTCCGGCTCGCATCCGGTACTTGATCACGTTTCCGAGGCAATACCCGCTAAACTGCTCAGGTGTCAGAACAGCGCGGATCATGTCCACCACATCGAGTCCTTCGCAGACCTTGTAATGCGCGGGGCTTGTGATTGCTTCGTGTTCCGATTCTATTCGCTCTAACTCTTTTATAATTTTACTCATTGGTCTATTTGTGTTTGGTGGATCACGAAAGATTCATGGTTACAGTGATTTCACCTTCATGCTCAATCACTTGCTTGTCACGCCATCCTTCATTGCATTTGAGATCAAAAATCAATCCTGTGGTGTTGCCTTCTCCATTCAGCAGAGCTATCTTCTTACGAGCAGTGATATCGGCTTTAATGGCTTTTAATGTTTCGGAAAATGATGGATAGGATTCATACTCCCATAGGCTTGTAACCATCAATCCGAGATGGTGTGCAAATCCTTCTACTGTCGGCACAATCGGCTTAGGCACGTCCGTAAGAGTGCCTTTCGTGTTCAGCGTAGGCAGTGTGTGAGCTTGGCACTTGGCCACATATTCAAGATATGATTCAGCCATTACCTGTGCAGTCTGTACTTTTAGTGGTCTTCCGGTCATTTACGATTTGTCTTAAATAGTCCTTGGGCAATGATGTGCCAAAGTCTGCCTCTGTGTGGCAGGGTCTGCAAAGTGCTATCAGGTTATCAGGTGTATCGCGCAATTTGCTTCCGCCCATTCCACGGGGTTGGATGTGGTGAATGTCAGAGGCCACCACGCCGCAAACCTCGCAGCCGATGAAGTCTGTCTTTGTCAGGCCGCGGGATTCAAGATATACCATGATGTAATGCTTCACTTCCTGATGATTACCTCAATGGAGAATTCACCATTGTTGTGTTCTTCGGGCCGGTCGGCGTTTGTGGCCGAATCGATTACCTCAAAGGCTTCAATAGTTCGCTGCACTCCCTTGCAGGCATGGTTTACAACCCCAGCAAGGCTGAAGGTGTGAGGCGGGTCGCACTCTTGAGGAAGATAAAAGTATTTATGGTCTTCATTCCATCGGCTTGGAAGGGTGCGTTTCCGCTCGTACAAATCCCGATGGGGAACGCTGATGATCACCACGCCGCCGGGCTTGCAGATGCGCAGCCAGTTCTTAACCGCTGTCACCGGGTCTGTCAGGTGCTCCAGAACGTGCGATGCATACACATAATCGAATTCATTGTCCGGGTAAATGTCCATCGTGGTTGCATCGCAATCGTCTTTATCGTGATGCACCGCGGTTGGACTAATCGTGTCCAATCCATCGTGCGTGTCAATCCGCCCGCAGCCGATGTCAATCCCTTTGCCGTGGATGTACTTTTCGTAAAATCCCGATGCAAGCCGCCGGGCGTGTGCCTTTCGTGTTTCAGC